AAATCTACCAGTATCCCTATTAAAATTACTTGTAACTGTTTATCCATTGTTTCTCCTCCTAAAATTTATAAAATCAATTTCAAGCTAGCTAGCAAGCTTTACAATCAATTTTTTCTTGCCAGCCAGCCATTTATACTAAAATTATTTTTAACGCTTGTATTAGGCTTGTATCCAAGCCATTTTTAATTGTTCTTCCAATAATTCTTTACTACTTCCACATAACATTTTGCAAGTTCCTTTTTAGTCGCTTCCAAAACTTTCATGTCTTCTGAATTTGTTATGAATCCACTTTCAACTATAACGCAAGGCGTTGAAGTTTTTCTCAAAAGAGTTGCACCCCTATCTGAATAATCACGTGGCAAGATTTTTCTATCTTTCAAATGTGTCACTTCGACATTAGCCCTTTGCATATGTTCTGCCAATTCCTTACTTTTCTTTGAGTTATGCCAATACAACATTTCAACACCTGTTGCTGTTTTATCGGCAGCATTAAGATGAAAAGATAATGTTATGTCGCCTTTATTTGCCAAGTTATTAATCTTATCTGGCAACTTAGAATAATAATCCTGGTACACTACGACATAATCTACACCTTGTTCTTTACATTCAGGTACAATATAGTTATTTACAAAATCCTTATTCCAAGCGTGTTCCTCAAATCCATTTCCGCAAGCCCCTGGATCTTTTCTTACTCCGCCATGTCCTACATTCAGTATTACTTTCACTCATACCATCTCCTTTAAATACTTTTCTTTTCTATCAACACGATTCAACCATCCAGTCAAAAATTCTTTTTGAGTTGGATTATATTCAACTACAGAATGATAAAATTTTCTCTGTATACCGTGATAATCTTTCAAAAATTCTTCTGATTTTTCTTGTTCTTCCACTTCATTCAAGGCTTTTATAGTCTTGCTTCCAAAAATACCGTCTACAACTAAATCATAACCAAAATATTTGTTTAACGTCACCTGTGCCTTTTTAGTTGCCCATTTTCCTGAGTTAAAGCTCCAATCACATATTGATAATGCAATCTTGTCATTTTTTACTTCATTCAAACGATTTTTAAGATAATAGTCTTTTTCCAATATTTTCTTGGCAAACTCTTTCGTTAAATCTTTCATAGAACCACGATAGCCATTTTTTCTTGCTTCTTCTTTTGTAATTCCCCAAGTTGTTTCTCCACCCTTATCATTCTTGTCATTGGTATAGCCACCCTCGACAGCCAACATAAAGCTAAAAATCTTGTCAAATCTTTCCATACTAAATCACTTCCTTTTTCTCATTTTTCTTTATATCTTTTTCCACTGTTTTAGTTATTAGAACAATATTATCCCCTTCAAGCATGGCATCTGTTACTTTTAATACTTTCCCCTGCTCCATGATTTCAGTTCCAATTAAATTCCTTATTTCCATTTTCATTCCACCTTTCTTCCTAACAGTTCCATATCTTTTAAATACTTATACAATTTTACAGGGCTAAATTGATTAGCCTTTAATGTCTTTAAATTGTACGTTAGATTCTCGTCTAATCCCTTGTTAATCAGATGTAAGCACAGCTCCGAACAGAAGTACCTGTCCTTATGCTCAATTCCCAGCTCCAATAATTGGCTAAAGAAAATTGCACCGTAATCATAGCCCTTGCCCTTCAGCTTTTTAAACTCTTCTAGCACAACTGGAATTTCAATGTGGCTATCAAGTTCAAAAATATCCATATTATCTTTATATGCAAAAGGCTTTATTCTTACGCCACCAGGATTGCTTAGATACACATAGTCATTATGAACGAATTCACAATGACTATATTTGCCTAGTGTTCTTAACGATATTAAAAATCCAATTAAGCTTTTAGGCTTATGAAAACAAATATACAGTTTGTCTTTTTCGAGATGCATAAAATACCTCCTTACATATTTTTGTATGTTTTTTCATATCTATCTTTGGCATCGTATTCTTTTAACTCATCATCAGTTAAATTTTCTAAATTATGCGACAATAGAGTTTCGGTTGCCATAGCTTTAGTTGTATGTTCCTGCATTATATTCGCCATTTTCATCATGTCCTGCAACGTCAGATTCACGTACTTCTCACTGCCGTCTTTCGTATAGAATTTCCAATTCTCAAATTCTGTCTTTTTCATTGCTTGGCACATTACAACTATTCTCGTTAAGTTAGACTGGTCTATGCTCCTGTTATTCTGCAAATATTTCACGCCACCTACTTCAAATTCAAATGGAGCCATATCATATTCAAGTCTCAATTCATACAGTTCTTTTTTGATTTCGTCTATCCGTTTTTCTCTATTTAACTTGATGATGTTGTTCTCGATGTACTCAAATTCAGATAATTCAACAGTCTTGATTTTTCCGTTTTCTAGTAGCTCATTCTCGGCTAAAGTGTATTTTCCTGCCCTATACAGCTCCTCTTTTGTAGATTCCCTTAATTTTTCGTTATCCAAAACTGGATTTTCGTATTCCAGTTCACTCCAGATGTGCTTTTCTGAATCCCAGTCTGGATAAAACAGATTAGGGTTAATTTTAAAATCTTCAAGGTTTGTTATTGTCGGTCTCGCTATTATTTTGAGACCTTTTTTTTCATAAATTACTGCATTCATTTATATTTTCCTCCTTTTTTTATAATTTGCTATTTCCACTTTCCGATAGCCAAGTAAGACGCAGAAACATTTCCGGGAGCATTTGTTCTAGCTTTAAATGTTGTTCCACTTGTCGTTTCGCCCGAAGCTATATAAGTACCACCATTTACTGTAAGTATCAAAGAAGTGATTCCTCCCATATTTATTCCGTAATTGTTCATAGTTCCTGATGGACTTGCTATACAAGTTCCAAATCCTAGAATGATTCCGTTTGAAAATTTAAGATAGTTGTTTCCGACTTCCAGTAATCCTTCCACTTTGTCCGAAATCGGTTTATTGCTTATCGCCCTGAATTTCGTAACATCATTATATGTCAGGTTTGTATTTTCTATGCACTCGTAATAGAACTTGGTCACATTATCAAAGTAAAATTTCCCTTTTATTTTGTTTCCAGCATCTTGAATATTTCCGCCAAATTCTAGTCCTATAATTTTCGATAGTGCCTGTATTTCCAAATATCTTCTGTCTGCTGACTCTCTTGTTAAATATGTTAGCGAATTGTCTATCGTTACATTTATAGTTGCAGCCTGATCTATTACAATGATACACTTTTCAATAATATCAATTGCATTTTTCCCATTGTAAACTGGAATATAATCGCCGTCTGTTCCTTTATTGTATGCATACAAAATTTCTGTTCCTGAATCATCCTGTGCGTATATTCCCATTTCAGAAATTTTATAAGAGTTTGCTATCGCACTTGCTCCACTTCCAGTTTTGTTAGAAACGACAAATGTAAATTCCACGTTTCCGTTAGCTTTTCTCTCGTAAGAATTTATCGGAAATTCATTTCTCTTGTCAATCAAATCTGTTAATTCTCTATCGTTTCCTGTATTGTATCCTGCTCCAATCTTGAATTTTGTAACATTTATTTTAGTTTCGTTATTTACGGCTCTTGCTATAAGCTCTCTCCCCTTGTTTGTTATTTCCCATCCACTATCATTAGCCTACTACATTTACAATTCCTTGATTTAATTTTTGCTCCATCCAAGGAAGCTCAAAATCCCTCTCGTTCAGAATGTTAATTATTTGTTTTTCATAAAAAATTCCTACATATTTGCCCAAATTCGAGCTTCTTTCAAACGTCAACGCTTCCAGCCAGCTACGTTCGTTCTTGTATTCGTTTACAACATCAAGAACTTTCAGATAATCCTTTTCATCCTTTAAATCGCCTAAAGTAGATATTTTGAAATATCCTGGTCTGCCTCCATATTCAAACCATTCCTTTATTTCGGCATTTCTGAAGAGGATTTTGCAGATTGCTCTTACGCTTCCTAAAGTTCCTTTATTAAAATGTGCTACGACAGCCATCTTTACAAGTTTCCTCTTATTCTCAATAGCGGTATTTTCTCCAACATAGTCAACATGATATTCCCACAATAAATAATCAATTTCCGTTTCACTTAATTTATCAATATCAAGAAAAAACTTATTCATTATTCTGTTTTTCTGTTGTTTTATCGCATAATCTATTGATTCGTATATCCATTTGGTTGTTTTATCTGTGAGAGTCGATTTTGCCGCAATGTCGGTTAATTTCAAATCTTGTACAGTTGTCATAACTCTTCAACTCCTTGATAGTTACTTGTGATACCGTTATTTATTCCAACCTGGTTAAAACTCAATTTTTGGAATGCAGGGCTTCTCAGTACTGCTCTCTTAACTCCAGCTATTTTTAATCTTTTAATCAGTTCATCTGGATTTATGTCCTTGCCTATTTTCTCTTTCTGCCATTCGACATATTCCTGAACTGTTTTGTCTACGTTAGATTTGATGACATTTACGAGAGTTTCGTTGTCTTTGTCAATATAATAGTCAAAATCTATCGAATAATTAATTTTGTTCGGCTCTTTAATGTTCACGTTGTCAGTCAAAGGACGTACATTTTCTTCATTAAGCACCGCCTTTACCTTTTCCTTGAGTTCCTGGCTTACAGCACCTATGTCAGTCCATATATAGATATCTACATTGGTTGCTGAGGGCGAATGGACTTTAACATCTATAATATTTGTGCTTGCTGTCTTAGTCCAAAAGGCGTATGCTCCTGAACTTCCAGCTGTGGTAAAGCTTTCAGGAATTTCCCTTATTCTCTCTCTGTAGCTTTCATCCGCTTCTTTATTTGTCCCTGAATTACTTTCTGTAATGTTTTCAACCTTTGCATAATTAGGAAATATGTCAACCATATCCTTAATTTGCCCAACTGGGATACCGTTTCCAATAATTCCAAGCGTATTACATGTAGCTTTTCCGTCAACTGACAGATTTCCTTTTGTTATCTTGTATTCCTCATCTGTTTCAAAATAAAGCTCGTTGTATCTAATTCTTGAGCCTTTTGGGATTACAGTATCCGTTGTTTGAATGCTTGAAATATAGAATCTAAATGTAGCTACTGCTGGCTGTTCGATAAGCCTTTTACCTCTGTTTCCGTAAAATTCCCCTTTTAGATCCAGCCTTTCATCCCTTGCAAACCTTAAATAATTCTGCTTAATATCATCGTTGTATTTTTCTTCTAGTAAAGCTAGCTGATACGCTACTGTACTGAAAATTAATGTTTCAGGACTCGCTTCTGTCAAACTCCTTCCGCTAAGTTCCTGGAATTTATTAATCATATCTCTTTTTATTTCCCATGCATCGCTATCTATCGCTTCATATTCCTCAAAATTATCCAATATTTATCACCTCAATTCCCAATTCAATATCAAAATCATTATTGTGTTTATCCGTCATTTTTATTTCTGTGGTTTTTAAAATTGCCCTCGGCTCATATTTCCTGAACATCTCAAGCAACTGAGACATTATTTTATTTTCCACAACGTTTATATTTTGATCTATTAAATCGCTGTCAAAACTGAAATCACGGTTAAGTGGCTGTTCTTCCTTACAAACTCTTAAAAGCATTCCAACATTTGTTACAACTTCTTCAATATAATTTTTTGGAGAATAATTTATTTCCTGATTAGATGAAACATATATCATTATTTACCTCCAATCTGATTTCTTAAAAAATTCAACAAAATCTGTCTGTCGGTTTCAGAAAAATTTTTAGCATAATCAATCATTTCATTAACTTTATCTGCTGTAATCATTCCAGCCCTTACTAAATTCATCAGTTCATCAATTTTGGCATCTTTTTTGATTTTTTCAAGCTGACTCAGTATTTCTTTTTTCTTATTTTCTGCGATTTGAATAGCTTTATCTACTTTTTCAAGCGTGCTATCTACTTTATTTTTTACTTTTTCCGCAAATTCCTGTAATTTTGTTTTCTGCTCGACTTCAACATTCGTAGCTTCTACTTCAACAAGCTCTTCCTGCTCTTTCTTTTGAGCTTTTAACTGTTCTATTATCTGATTATATTTTTTAGGATCATCTATATATTCCTTTAACGTCAGGTCTAAATTTATATAATCAAACTCAGAAGTTTCTCTATTGAAATAAGAATTCTTTTCACTTATATCTATTATCAAAAACGGAAAAGCTCCAAATGTCTGCCCTCCTAATGTTAAATAACCATACTCTCCGAACTCCCACATAGTCTTTATTTTATCAAGCTGTTCCGATGGTGTTGTTTCTTGTAATAATGAAGAAATCAATGTAATTCCAAAAGTTATTTCAGTTAATTCTCTGCCTTGATGTCTTAACATACCAGGACCATATATTGGGTTATGTTCAGAAATTTTAGATTTATATGATCTATTTATCTGATTATTAATTGAAAATACTTTCTTGTCAGATACTTCAAATATTACATCTCCGAGACTTCCTATCATTATTCAGGTCCTCCTGTCTTATCTCCACCAATCATAATTCCGCTATGTTTATGTGTATTAAGATTAATGCTTCCGCCAGTTTTTGTAGTTCCGCTGACTTCTAAATCTCCGTTAATCACGACTTTTTTAATATTCAAGGTCAATATATTGCCGTCATAAACCCAACTTCCACCATCAGAAAAAGTCTTTTTAACCTCACTTTCACTGCTGGAAGCACCTCGCATAGGACAGCCAAGCACAACTCCCTGTTCAGGCATTTCCGAGAAAAATAAGCAATAAACAGTCTGTTTTAGTCCGAGTGTATAATTATCACTATGGCTTTCAGAATAAGGAACTAACACATTAAGCCAGTCCGTTGTTTTATCATCATCGCCTTTTAACAGCACTCTTACTTTTCCAGTTTTTGAATCTATCGCACTCACTTCTCCTGCTTTTAATGTTTCAA